ATCGGCTTTACCAAGCCGCTGGGCAACTACTCCGAAGTCGAGGCGCTGCAGGTGATCGACGCCATCGTCACTTGCTACACCGAGGCGATGGTTGAGCACCACGAGGCGAGCAAGTACCCGCCCGTGCGCGGCATGCCACCGACGCCCGATCCCATGACTCCGAGTTCAGCCAATCCGTTCGCGGATCTGGAGGACGACCTGCCTTGGGAAGAACCGAAGGGGAAGAAGCCATGATGGACTTCAACTCCACTTCGAGCATCTCGGGCCAGATCACTGCGCTGGTCGACGCCGGGATGCAGCGGGCGCGAGCCCAGAAGTCCGAGCGCCAGTACCTTGGTGCCTCGCGGTTGGGCGCTGCCTGCGAGCGTGCGCTGCAGTTTGAGTACGCCAAGGCTCCCGTCGATCACGGCCGGGACACCCCGGGCCGGATGCTGCGCATCTTCGAGCGCGGCCACGGCATGGAGGACTGCATGGTCGCGTGGCTGCGCGACGCCGGTTTCGACTTGCGTACCCGCAGGGCCGATGGCGAGCAGTTTGGCTTCTCCGTGGCTGATGGCCGTCTGCAGGGCCACATCGACGGTGTCATCGTCGATGGCCCGGAGGGCTTTGCCTACCCGGCGCTCTGGGAAAACAAGTGCCTCGGCATGAAGTCCTGGCGCGAGCTGGAGAAGAACCGGCTCGCCGTGGCCAAGCCCGTCTACGCCGCGCAAGTGGCGATCTACCAAGCCTATCTCGAATTGCACGAGCACCCGGCGATCTTCACGGCGCTCAACGCCGACACGATGGAGATCTACACCGAGGCCGTGCCCTTTGACGCAGCCCTGGCCCAGCGAATGTCGGATCGGGCGGTGAAGGTCATCACGGCGACCGAAGCGGGAGATCTCCTGCCGCGTGCCTTCAATGACCCGACCCACTTCGAGTGCCGGATGTGCGCGTGGCAAGACCGCTGCTGGAGAACACAAGCATGACCGACAACAACACCCCGGCCACCGGCATCGAGCCGATGATCGATGCCAAGCAGGCGGCCGCCGCGTTGCGCCTGCCGTACTACTGGTTCGCCGACCACGCGATGCGCACCAAGTACCGGATTCCGCACTACCTGATAGGTGGTCTGGTGCGCTACCGGCTGTCCGAACTCTCTGCGTGGGCCACGCGTACCACCGCCGTTCAGGGCCGTGATTCCCAAGATGCGGACGCACCTGTCGAGGGAGCCGAATGATCGACTTCAACGACACCACCCAACCTGCGGAGCACAACAGGGAATCTGAACGAGACGAGATTCGCGCCGACTTGCTTGCGCGTCTGGAGTCGGTGCTGACCACGATGTTCCCGGCAGGCAAGAAGCGCCGTGGAAAATTCCTGATCGGCGACATGCTCGGCAGTCCAGGTGACAGCCTCGAGGTGGTGCTCGAAGGTGAGAAAGCCGGTCTGTGGACGGATCGTGCCACCGGCGATGGCGGCGACATCTTCGCCCTGATCGCGGCCTATCTCGGTGCGAACGTCCACACCGATTTCCCTCGCGTGCTGGATGAAGCTGCCGATCTGCTCGGGCGGTCGCGGTCGGTGCCAGTGCGCAAGGCGAAGAAGGAAGCGCCGGTCGACGACCTCGGCCCGGCCACGGCGAAGTGGGACTACTTCGATGCCGGTGGCAAGCTGATCGCCGTCGTCTACCGCTATGACCCACCGGGAGGCAAGAAGGAATTCCGACCCTGGGACGCCAAGCGCCGCAAGATGGCCCCGCCTGAGCCGCGCCCGCTGTTCAACCAGCCGGGCATCGGTGCGGCCAGCCACGTCGTCCTGGTCGAGGGCGAGAAGTGCGCGCAGGCCTTGATCGCCAGCGGCGTGGTGGCCACCACGGCCATGCACGGTGCCAATGCCCCAGTCGACAAGACCGACTGGTCGCCACTGGCTGGCAAGACGGTGCTGATCTGGCCCGACCGCGATGCGCCGGGATGGGACTACGCCGACCGCGCGTCGCAGGCGATCTTGCAGGCAGGCGCGACCTCGGTCGCCATCCTCATGCCACCGGACGACAAGCCGGAGGGGTGGGACGCTGCAGATGCCATTCCCGAAGGCTTCGATGTCGGTGGCTTTCTGGCCGTCGGCGAGCGGATGCCAGTGATGCGCTCGGTCGAGGAAGCGCCTTCGCCAGACTTGCTGACGGGCATTGATTGGACGACCGAGGATGGCCTGTCCAGCGCTTTCACTCGCCGCTATGGCGAAGACTGGCGCTACTGTGCCCTGTGGGGCAAGTGGCTGGTCTGGACGGGTGTGCGCTGGAATCCCGATCAGGTGCTCTACGTGTCGCATCTTTCCAGGGGCATCTGCCGCAACGCCTCGCTGAAAGCGGACACGCCGAGGCTCAAGGGCAAGCTGGCCAGTTCGGCCACGATTTCGTCGGTTGAAAAGATCGCGCGCTCTGACCCGAAGCACGCATCCACCGCCGAGGAATGGGACGCCGATGTCTGGGCGTTGAACACCCCCGGTGGCGTGGTCGATCTGCGCACGGGCCGGATGCGCCCGCACCGACGCGACGACCGAATGACCAAGGTGACCACGGCCACGCCGCAGGGCAATCCGGACAGCGCCTGCCCTACGTGGCGAGCCTTCCTCGCGGATGTCACCGGTGGCGACGCCGATTTGATGGCCTACCTGCAGTTGATGGTTGGCTACTGCCTGACGGGCGTCACCAGCGAACACGCGCTGTTCTTCTTGTACGGCACGGGCGCGAACGGCAAGTCGGTGTTCGTCAACGTGCTGACCACCATCCTGGGCGACTACGCGGCCAACGCGCCGATGGACACGTTCATGGAGGCGCGCAATGACCGGCACCCCACCGATCTCGCCGGGCTGCGCGGGGCTCGATTCGTGTCATCCATCGAAACCGAGCAAGGGCGGCGCTGGAACGAGTCCAAGGTCAAGGCCATCACCGGTGGCGACAAGGTGTCCGCACGCTTCATGCGCCAGGACTTCTTCGAGTACCTGCCGCAGTTCAAGTTGGTGATCGCGGGCAATCACAAGCCGTCGATCCGCAATGTCGACGAGGCGATGAAGCGCCGACTTCACCTGATCCCGTTCACGGTGACGATCCCGCCCGAGCGCCGCGACGGCAGGCTGACCGAGAAGCTGCTCAAGGAACGCGATGGGATTCTGGCGTGGGCCGTCGAGGGCTGCAGCCGCTGGCAAAGCCAGGGCTTGAAGCCGCCCGCCAGCGTGGTGTCGGCGACCGAGGAGTATTTCGAGGCCGAGGATGCGCTCGGGCAGTGGATCGAAGAACGCTGTCTGCTGGCCAAGTCCCACCGCGAAGGCGTCTCCGAACTGTTCGCCGACTGGCGCGAATGGGCCGAGCGCGCGGGCGAGTACGTGGGCTCGGTCAAGCGCTTCTCGGAGCTGATGGCGACTCGCAAGTTCGAGAAGTGTCGGCTGACCGGAGGGGCTCGCGCCATCGCGGGCATCGCCCTCAGGCCCAAGCCGTACAGCAACGCCTACCCCTACCGCGATGACTGACCAATCCGGGCGAGTGACGGATTTGACGGGTTTCCTGATTGACGCGCCACACGTGCGCGCACGTAAGGGACGTTGTCCTGCCAACCCGTCGCATCCGTCACTCGCCCACCCAACACGGAGTAAAGACGATGAACACGACAATCCTGGCCCTTGATCTGGGCACACACACCGGGTGGGCTCTGCAGCACCTGGACGGCACCATCACCAGCGGCACGGAGCACTTCAAGCCGCAGCGATTCGAGGGTGGCGGAATGCGCTTCCTTCGATTCAAGCGCTGGCTCAACGAACTGCTCTCGGTCAGCAATCACATCAACGCTGTGTTCTTCGAGGAAGTTCGGCGACACGCGGGCGTTGATGCGGCGCACGCCTACGGCGGCTTCATGGGACACCTGACCGCGTGGTGTGAGCATCACAACATCCCGTATCAAGGCGTTCCGGTCGGCACGATCAAGAAGCACGCGACTGGCAAAGGCAATGCGAGCAAGGACGAGATGATCGCGGCCGTCCGCGAGCATGGTCACACCCCAGTCGATGATAACGAGGCCGACGCGCTGGCCCTGCTGCATTGGGCAGTCGAGACGCAGGAGGTGTGACGTGAAGGTTCCGACACCCCAATACCGCTGCCCCCTTGGTCGGCTGCAGCCACAAGCCACGGATCTGGACGCCATCAAGGAACGTGGCTGGCGTGACCAGCACATCCTGGTGGTCAACGCGTCCGATGACCGTCTGGACTTCATCGAACGCGAGATTGTGCGACGCATTGGTGAACGCCTGTACGGGCCAGGAGGGACACGTCATGGCTGAGTGGACAACTGACGACGTGGCAGCACGCTTCGAAGAGGCCGCCACCACCGGACGACGCCTGCCCCCTGTGCGTGTGCAGGGCTACTTCAACTGCTGGCCCTCCTTCGTTCGTAAGGAGTGGGAAGCCTTTGCTGCCGACGAGAAGGTGTACCGGCCCTTCCCACCGAGCCCCGAGGCCATCGACCGGATGCTGGAGACGATGCGCTGGGTGCAATGGCTCGAGGTCGAGCAGCGCCACCTTGTGTGGATGCGGGCCAAGCGCTACGGCTGGAGGGACATCACGATCCGCTTTGCCTGCGACCGCACGACAGCGTGGCGGCGCTGGCAACGGGCAATGGAGGTCGTGACCGCGAACCTCAACAGCGAAGGCGTGCGGATGCCTTCCAAAAACGTGGGCAATTTAGGGTAACGCTTGCCGCGTTTGTCCTTGCTTTGCCTTGCTTGTCCGTTTCGAGGCCCGGCAGCCCTGCAACAAAACAGCCCGGTCGGGGGTAGTATTTCGGCTATCTTCTGGACAGTGGTGACGGTTGAGGCCGAGCGCTTGGCAATAGGCCCAGGCAAAAGGGGTCCTTCCTTCCCAAATCGCAATGCGGGGGGCGCGAGCGCGGCATTCGCCTAGCGTCCGACTGCAAACCAAGGTTTGCAGGGTTTGCAGTTTGCACCCGCACCAGTCCGCACCCATCACGAGCCCGCCCACGGTTTTCCGTCGGCGGGTTTTCTTTTTGAGGAAACGATTCTGAACACGCTCAACGTCGAGTACCGCAAGCTCGAGGCGCTGATCCCCTACGCCCGCAACCCACGTACCCACACCGACGAGCAAGTGGCCAAGATCGCCGCCAGCATCGTCGAGTACGGCTGGACGAATCCGGTGCTGGTGGACGGCGACAACGGGATCATCGCGGGCCACGGTCGTTTGGCGGCCGCGCGCAAGCTCGGGCTGGATCAGGTACCGGTCATCGAACTGGCGCACCTCTCACCCACCCAGAAGCGTGCCTATGTCATCTCCGATAACCGGCTGGCGCTCGACGCCGGTTGGAACGAGGAGATGCTGGCGCTGGAAATGGCCGAGCTGTCCGAGGCCGGATACGACCTTGCACTGACCGGTTTCGAGGATGCTGAGATCGAGGCCCTGCTCGCTGACGACGTCGCCTCCGATGCCGCCGACCAAGAGCCCGATGCCAACGAGCCGGACGCTGGCGACGATGTACCGGATAGCCCAGTGGTGCCGGTGTCCCGCACCGGCGATGTCTGGGCCATCGGCTCCCACCGTCTGATCTGTGGCGATGCCACCGACCCGACAGCAGTCGCCACGCTGATGCAGGGCGATGCGGCCCGGCTGTGCTTCACCTCACCGCCTTACGGCAACCAGCGCGACTACACCTCCGGCGGCATCACCGATTGGGATGGCCTGATGCGCGGTGTGTTCGCCAAGGTGCCAATGGTCGACGACGGGCAGGTGCTGGTCAACCTCGGGCTGATCCATCGAGACAACGAAGTCATCCCGTATTGGGATACGTGGCTTGGCTGGATGCGCTCCCAGGGCTGGCGGCGTTTCGCTTGGTACGTCTGGGATCAAGGGCCAGGGATGCCCGGAGACTGGGCCGGTCGCTTCGCCCCGAGTTTCGAGTTCGTCTTTCACTTCAACCGCGCCAGTCGCAAACCCAACAAGATCGTGCCCTGCAAGCACGCGGGCCAGGAGTCGCACCTGCGCGCAGACGGGTCGTCCACGGCCATGCGTGGTAAGGACGGCGAGGTCGGCGGCTGGACGCACAAGGGCCAGCCGACACAGGACACCCGGATTCCCGACTCGGTGATTCGCGTGATGCGCCACAAGGGCAAGATCGGTCAGGACATCGACCACCCGGCGGTGTTCCCGGTGGCGCTGCCGGAATTCGTGATCGAGGCCTACTCGGATGCTGGCGACGTCGTGTTCGAGCCCTTTGGCGGCAGCGGCACGACGATGTTGGCCGCGCAGCGCACCGGTCGTGTGTGTCGCAGCGTGGAGATCGCGCCGGAGTACGTGGATGTCGCCATCAAGCGCTTCCAACAGAACCACCCCGGCGTGCCGGTGACGCTATTGGCAACAGGCCAGTCCTTTGACGAGGTGGTCAATGAACGTCTGGCTACCACGGAGGCCGAGCAATGACCGCCTCTTGGTTTGCGGACAAGATCGAGCAGTGGCCGACCGCCAAGCTGCTGCCCTATGCCCGCAACGCGCGTACCCACTCGGACGATCAGGTGGCGCAGATCGCCGCGTCGATTGCCGAGTTCGGATTCACCAATCCGATCCTCGCCGGTAGCGACGGAGTGATCGTCGCCGGTCACGGACGGCTTGCCGCTGCGCAGAAGCTTGGGCTGGCGGTGGTGCCGGTGGTGGTGCTCGATCATCTGAGCGCGACGCAGCGCCGGGCACTGGTGATCGCGGACAACCGCATCGCCGAGAACGCAGGCTGGGACGACGCGATGCTGCGCATCGAGATCGCGTCCCTCCAGGACGACGACTTCGACGTGTCGCTGACCGGCTTCGATGCCGATGCGCTCGCCGAGTTGATGGCGGGCGACGAGCCGGATGCCGAAGGCGAAACCGATGACGATGCGGTACCTGAGGTCAGCGAGACTCCGGTTTCGCGTCCAGGCGATGTCTGGCTGCTCGGCGGCCACCGTCTGCTGTGTGGCGACTCCACCGTGGCTGAGAGCTACGACCGAGTTCTTGATGGCGAGCCGGTGGATATGGTCTTCACCGACCCGCCGTACAACGTGAACTACGCCAACAGCGCCAAGGACAAGATGCGCGGCAAGGATCGCGCGATCCTGAACGACAACCTCGGCGACGGCTTCTACGACTTCCTGCTGGCGGCGCTGACGCCGACCATCGGGAACTGCCGGGGCGGCATCTACGTGGCGATGTCGTCCAGCGAGCTGGATGTGCTGCAGGCAGCGTTCCGTGCCGCCGGTGGCAAGTGGTCGACTTTCATCATCTGGGCCAAGAACACTTTCACGCTGGGCCGCGCCGACTACCAGCGCCAGTACGAGCCGATCCTGTATGGATGGCCTGAGGGGGCGCAGCGTCACTGGTGTGGCGACCGCGACCAAGGCGACGTCTGGAACATCAAGAAGCCGCAGAAGAACGATCTGCACCCGACGATGAAGCCGGTGGAGTTGGTCGAACGTGCGATCCGCAATTCAAGTCGCACTGGAAACGTGGTGCTTGACCCGTTCGGTGGCTCCGGCACGACGCTGATCGCCGCCGAAAAGTCAGGGCGGCTGGCACGGCTGATCGAGCTCGACCCAAAGTACGCGGACGTGATCGTGCGCCGCTGGCAGGAATGGACTGGCAAGCAAGCCACCCGCGATTCGGATGGCGCGCTGTTCGATGATCAGGCGGCGAGCGACTCCTCGGCGATCTCGCAGTGAATCACAAAGCCCGTCAGGTAGGGCAAACCGCGCGGGATGCCATATTCCTTGCTGGTCTGGCGGCCAATCGTCCAGCCCATCCATTGTTGGGTGGCGGCGCTGATCGCGTCCGCCAGGGTCTGGCCCCGGTACAGCCCGTTTTGCACATCGTCCGCAAAGTGGCGTCCGTGGCGGCTGTCGAGGAAGACCAGGACTGATTCGAGGGGCTGGCTGGTGGCGTCCGAGATGGCGGTCATCGCCAGAGGCCACGCGGCGCTGGCGTGTTCGTTCATCGTGCCCCAGAAGCCCCAGGCTTCGTTCTGGGTGACGGGGATCTGTTGGTTGGTGTTCATTTCTGGCTCCTTGAGGTTGATCGTTGCGACACCCGTAGTAACGCGCTGTTCGATTGAGAAGCCAAGCTGTTCTTGGCCTCTTTCTCAATCAATTTCGATTACCCGAGACGGGCCACGTACCGGGCGTAGTCGCCGCCCTCTGGATTCACGTAAAGGTAGGGGCGACCCGGTGCGGTGACCTCGACGCAAAGATAGCCGTCGCCGGTGCCGCCACCTTTGCCGCGCAGCCAGTCGCGCGATACCAACAGGCTGCGGGCAAAGGCATCGAACTCGCCGACGGTCAGTTCCTTGGTCTCGGTGACATAGACCTTGGTCTGACCCTGGCCGCCAACTTCGTCCAAGTCGGCAGGCTTGCGGGCAAACGGCAATCGGACGCTCAACTCCTCGACCTGGAAGGTGGTGTCGCCAAACTGCAGGGTGCGCGGGGTGCGTTCGATGGTGATGGTCATGGTGCTCATGGATGTTCTCCTGGGTGTTGGCGTTGCGATCAGGCTTCTGCGGCGATCCGGTAGACCCGCTCGCTGCCCTGGGCCTTGTCCGAGACGATGGTCAGCCCGAGCTTCTTCTTGAAGGCACCGGCAAAGGTGCCGCGTACCGTGTGCGCCTGCCAGCCGGTGGTCTCGCAGATCTGCTGCACCGTTGCCCCTTCGGGGCGCTGCAGCATCTGGATCACCGTGGCCTGCTTGCTGTTCTCGCGGGTGCGAGGTTTGGCGGCCGCCTTTTCTTGCGCCCACGCGGCCTCTGCTGCCGTCACGGCTGCGTCGAGTTCAGGGTCTGCGGCCACTGGCGCAGGCGTT